GGATGATCCGCGTTGCGGATGTACGGGTCGAGCCGCGTAAACAAGTCGATGGGAGCGATCACATCATCCTCCCAGAGCAGCAGCCACTCGAACTTGTTCACCAGCAGGTGCTCGGTGGCGATGTTCTGGGCATCCGCCACCAGGTAGTGCATGGGCACCAGATACCCGACCCCCACGTTGACATCGTGTGAGGTCCAGTTGCAGGGGATCACCTGCCCGTACCTGGAGATGGCCCATTCAACGCGGACATTCCCCAGTGTGGGCGTGGCGATCAGGATCGCCGTCCTGGGATTGCCGCCAACGCCACTGGCGATGATGGTGGTCCCTGGCACCGGTGTGGTTTCAGTGTACTTCGGCTGCTTTCTCATGGAGATCGGCTCGGACATCCTCATTGAGATTGAAACACTCTTCTGTCTGCACATGCAGCCCCGCTGCGGACCCATGACAGACCCGATCTGCCCTTTTATCCACTTTATCCACAATCACTACCTTGACGTCTTCACGGATTCGGCATTTTTCGGCCAGCATACACGCCCTTTCGCGTCTTTGTACGGCTCCAGGATGACCTCGATACAACCCACCACGTTCGGCATGTTGCGGACGATCCGCCAAGGTTTCACCAGCCCGTACATCGCCGTCCTGAACAAGGGATAGTTCGGGTCGTAGCACGTGAACGTGGCCTCGTTGGGGCACGTGTAATGCTCGGGATGGGCGTTCGCCATGAACGAATTGGCGTATGGAGCCGAGATCAACAGTTGACCATCCTTGCGGATGACCCTCCACAACTCATCCATCAGCCTGCTGCGATACCGCGGCTCGATGTGCTCCCAGCAGTGGCTCATCACGATGAACGTGCACACGTTGCTGGGAACAGGCCAGGGGAACCGCTGGAGGTCGTGTACGATGTCAACTCCAGGGAGCTTGGCATAGTCAATGCCGATACAGCCCCGCTGTTTGTTGAGACCGCACCCAACGTCCAGCTTCACCCCGGACATCCGACCGAACAGCCCCTTGTTGTACTTCGGCTCGCTCATGGTGCATCCATCCTTGGTTGATTACCGCGATCTTCCCAGATCAGACCTAGCTGGTCCCCCAGTTGAGGTTGTAGGTCATGTTCACGTCCTGCGTTGTCGCCAGGGCCGACGACGCGAACGTATTGCCGCAGATCACAGTCCCGCTGGACGCGGCCAGCAGCCCGATGTTGGCGATCGTGACCGCCCCCAGGGTCCCGTCGAACGAGGCCGTCAACTGCCCCTGCGTGCTGCCGTTGATGGCCGTGCCGACCGCACTCCAGTAGTTGGTCAGTGCACCAGGCAGGGCCGTGGCACTGGAGGCTGGATTGGTGCCCGATCCCAGCATGGCCCCGGAGATCTGCACCGTCGAAGCCCCCTTGATGGGGCCGCCGACGAAGCAGTTGTTCAGACCGTAGTTGGTGATCTGGTTCTCGATGTCCCCAGTGTCGCCCACGACCTTCCGGGTCTTCTTGTCAACGATCTGGAGCCGGAAGAACCCCTTGATCGCCAACCTGTCGTTCTTGTTCTTGCGTCTCATTTTGTGGAACTCCTTTCATCTGCGTCTTTTCAACGTAAAGAAGTACGCTCCGACTCCCGCCGCAACCGGCGACACTACAGAACCGGACACCGCTTCACTCATATCCAACTGCTCCGCCACCGCAACGTCCAGCACGGGCAGCAGACTCACCGCCACCGAGACCTCCTCAGTCATTCCCAAGGTATCGGAAACGACAATGTCTCCAGCACCCGCCACGTACCCGGTGACCCCGTCGGACAGGTTCAGCCCATCGGACACCTCAATGTACAATGGGGTTACAGAGACCTCGGTGGCATCGGACAATGCCAGTGTGTCCGACACCTCAGCCATGTACACGCCCAGGCTGGCGTAGACCTCCTCGGAGATCACAAGACCGTCTGAAACCGTAGCCGCCGCACCGGAGGCGACATACAGTTCCTCACTAATATTCAGCGAATCCGTGACCGACACCAACAGCACGGTCTCAAGGGCCTGCACCGTGTCGGACACGGCAAGGGTGTCCGTCACCTCGACCACGTACAGGCTCAGACTGGCATTGACCTCCTCGGAGATCGACAGCCCGTCTGAGACCGTCGCCGCCGCACCGGCCGCGGCAGAAACCTCCTCGCTGATACTCAGCGAATCCGTGACCGACACCAACAGCACGGTCTCAAGGCCCTGCACCGCGTCGGACAGGGCAAGGGTGTCCGTCACCTCGACCACATACGGATTCAGACTGGCATTGACCTCCTCGGAGATCGACAGCCCGTCTGAGACCGTAGCCGCCGCACCGGACGCGGCAGAAACCTCCTCGCTGATACTCAGCGAATCCGTGACCGACACCTCGTAGGGTGTCAGTGAGACCTCAACGGTGTCAGACAGCCCTATGGAGTCCGCAACCTCAACCACGGCCCCCGCTGCCGCGGATACCTCGTCCGATATGTCCAGACCGTCCGCCACGGAAACGAGCAGTGGGGTAACGAGACCTGCTGCCTGATCGGAAAGGCTCAAACTGTCTGTGACGGCTATCTCCAAGGCAGACAGTTCAACCACGACCGTTTCAGACAGAGCCACTGAATCTGAAACCGTCGCCTCGACAGTGCCGCCGGCCGCCTCTGCCGGCAGCCACAGCGTGGGCCGCCGGAACATGGCGAAGGGGTCGGCGTATAGGGCCTTGACCTCTATCTCAGAGAAGGCCCGCCTATACACGCGAGCCTCGCTCATCTTCCCGTTGTAGTACTCGCCACCATCACTACGAAACGACCCAAACGTGATCACGCGATTGGGCGTACAGAATACAGGCGTCGATGCTGCCCAGGACCCACCACCCTTTGGAACTCCGTTGATGTAAAACTGCCAGGAGGTTTCCGTGACGACAAGGCCAACATGATACCATTGATTAACATAGATCGTGTTGTCGCCACTGGATAGATTCGTCCCGCACCACCCAGTTCCATTGCCGATGTTGGCCAAAAGGCGGTTGGTGGCAAGGTGTTTAAGGTCCATTCCGAACTCAACACCTCGCGTTCCGCAGATGGTACCGCCAACTACCGCCGTATTGATCCACACGAACAAGGACCATCTGCCAACGACGTTCGAACTTCCGGCCTTCCGAATGAACCCGTCTGTACCGTCAAAGACGCCCGCAGAACCGTGTATGCCACTGCCCCAAGAGAACCCACCTCTCTTCGATCCAGGCAGAAGAGCGTTGCTGACCTCGTAAATCTTGGTGCCAGAGCCCTCATTAAACAGCCAGCACGCCACCAGATCCTTGGCGTGACGATGCACCCAGTTGACACGTACACCCAGAGGTGGCTTGATGATGTTCTGCATCTTAGGACATCGCAGTTACTTTGCTCACCCGCGTCGTGAACGCACAGTCACAGTCTGCATCCACGTTGTTCACCAACGTCCGAACATAGGACGCCCCGAACGGGATGGCGATGCACCACTCGTCCACGCGGTCGTAGGCACTGATCCCGTTCGCATGGGACCTCAGCAGGTCCTGGCAGAGCGTGACCGTGTGAGAGCTGATGCTTTTGGTCCGAACGCTCTCGCTGTTGCCTATCGTCCCATCCTTCAAGAACCACTTGCGGCCCACGACGTCGAAGTCGCCGGTGGTCGCGTCGGTCAGCGTGATCGTGCTGTCACCAGCATCCGCCGCCGCATCGTTGACCGTTGTCGTCGCAGGGGTCTCCGCCGTACCCTTGACGGTCGTGAGCTGCATCCAGTTGTCATCACCGTAGGAAATCTCGATGATGGCCTCCACGCCGTCCGTGGCCACCGCCTCGATCAGTGCAATCTCCAGGTACAGCAGGGTCTCGTAACTGTCCGAGATGCTCTTGGCCACACCCTCGCCCATTGCCCCGGCGACTACCGCCTGCCACGCATCCACCTCGTCGATGGAGGTTGTCTTCGTCAATGCCATGCTTCACCTCAGAGAATCAATGCCGCGTCGATCTGCGACACGGCCGTTGTGTAGGCCGCCGCGTTGTAGATCGTCCGCTCGGCCTTGTACTTGTCGATGGCCTCCTGCGCTGCGGCCAGGACGTTCGCCTGGGCCACGGCCAACTTGCCGGCCCCACCGTAGGTCGCCGTGAAGTCCTGGTCCACCTTGGTGATCCCGTCGTCCTGGATCACCAGGTGAATGCCAACGGAGTAGGTCCGCCCGTCCGGGCCCAGGCTGGGCCATAGTTTGGTAGTTGTCTTGGTCAACGCCATAGATCACCTCACGACTGTGCAGTCTGTTGTTCGTATCACGGTGTCCTCGCCGTGTGTGCCTTCAGGTCCTGCTTCATGTCATCCATCAACTTGGTCAAGTTGGCCAGGGCGATGCGGACCTC